ATTGACCATGATCTCCGCAGCTGTGTCCAACTTCATGTTACCCGCAGCAGACGCCAAAGCTACAGCAGCATCTGCCGCTCCGCCCAGGATTTCACTGGCGTTGAGGCCGGCCTTGGCCATGTCCTCGAAACCAGCAGCTACCTCCTTTGAGCTGAACTGAGAGGTTCTACCAAGATCGAAGGCCTTCTGACGAAGCTTCTCCATGTCAGCTTCAGTACCGTTCAAGACGGCCTTGACACCAGAGAGAATCTTCTCGAAACTCGCAGCGGAGGCTACTGCCAAACCAAATCCGCCAAGAGCTAGAGCGCCGATGCCGAGCATCGACTTGCCCATCGCATCTAGGGAGGCTGTAGTACGGCCTAGAGTCGAGGCGTCAATCTCGATTCTGCCTCTAGCAGTACCCAGGTCGTACAGTCCGATGGTTCACCTCCTCAGTTAGCTAAAGAACTCTGATGGGTCAGCGAACTTCGTAACCTTCTTACGAACCTTCTCAGGTTCGTTGATGGATAGGAGTTCGATCAAACGTCGCTCACGTTTACGTTCTACTTGCTTAGGATTCTTGCCCTCAATCTTCTCCAGCTGGTGAGAGACATAATTACCCCAGGCAATTACCGCCTCATCTAGGCAGTAAGCTATGTAACTACCGCTTTCTAGCCCCAGAAGCTCGCTTGGCCGGCTTGTCACCGTCTTGGCCATCACGAATAGCTCCCACACCTGCCTCAAGTTGCGTACGAAACTGGGTGAGGTCAGCCGTACCTCCGCCAGCCAGATTGAAGATGTACATCTTGTCCTCGATGTCCACTTCATCGACGTACAGACGATCCGGATCTCTCAAGCTAGGCGGCATATCCTGCCCGACCTGACTGGAGTCACATTCACCCGACTCAGCTTGCTCGACCGTGAAGATCGGGATGGCGTACACGACCGGCTCTACGACACAGAAGATGGTGACTGAGTCGACCATTCCCATGATGTCTGTGATCATCGCCGAGTCGGCCGTCTGGGCCAAAGCTGCCATGTCGGGCTCCTTGCCCGTGTTCATGGCATCAGTGATGATGGCCATGAGTGAGTTGGGAACGATGCCAGCCGTCACGAAAGCCTGCATCCCCGGCAACCTCACCAAAGCCGTCTTGCCCGACGGCATCTTCGTCGGCTTGGCAACCAGTCCGCTAGTGGCTTTCCAGTCGCTGACAGAAGTGATCTGGTCGTCGGTCGGGACTCTCTTCTTCGCTGGCGTGACTCTTCCGGTAGACTTTTTCTTGGTTGGCTGTGCCATTGGTTCAGGCCTCCTTGGGCTCCATAGAACCGTATGTTGTTGGGCCTCGACTTGACCCCATCTTTGTATCTTGGATAAGGTGAGATTGAGTTTGAGTGCATATGAGTCATCACCCTTTAGGGTGACTCAATGACTCACTCACTCACCGTCCAGACTGAGAAGGAGTCTTTGTCGAGTTACGGGATAGCGATTGCTGTCTCGTTGTGCGTGAACTCGTAGAGATTGCCGGTGATGTTGGGGATCCCTTCACCACTGGCGGCAGACAACCAGAACTGCCCATCTGCAAGCTCACCTTCGAGCGAGTCGTTGGCCTTGCACTTGAAGATGACTACGTGGAAGTCACCCCCGCTGTCGGAGATGGCCTGACCTTCGACCTTGAAGTAAGGTCGGCTGTCGGCGAAGTTCTTGCTGAACACCTTCTTGAGGGCGGGTGTGGTACCTGATGCAACAACTGTTCCCCCGGAGAGGACCTTCCAAGCATCTAGAGAGATACCGCCAGCCTCGAGCTCCCACTCACATGTTGCGCCCTGGCCCCTGATGGCAACGACACCATCATCGCCTCTCAACTCCTCGAAGTCTTCCGCCTCCGAGAAACTGAACGTTCGAGCTGCCGGCAGATCAACTGGTGTACCTAGTACCCCAGCATCTGAGAGAGGTGTGAGCCTCACGTCACGGAGCCCGAAGGGGAGAGCGCTGGATGCTAGCGCCATTCTTGTTCCTTCCTGTTGATGGATCCTTGAACTTGCGGGTGATGACCGACCGATCAGCGAGATCGATAGTGTGGATGACAACTACTCCTAGCTGATAGCCACAGAATCGACTTCTGCACCTCACCTCGAAAGAGCCCGAGAGTATCTGTTCGCTGTACAAGATGCCGTGAAGCTTGTGGGCGCATCGAAGTTCGACTCGCATTCCTCACGACTCCTCACATCGATGAAGTTGCTTTGACCCATCGATCATCGACTTGATTGGTGCTATGCTTCCTGATCAAACCTGAGGCTGTCCTCAAGTTATTCCAGATCACCCGATGATTCGTCATCATCATCGAGCTCATCCTGGTCGTCATCTGCTTGCCGGAAAGGCATCTCCAGCTCGACCAACTTGGCCAGCGCTTCCTCGGAGATTGACTGGACAGGGTCTGACCGAGTCCAGACTGTCTTGCTGAACCCTTCCACACCATGCCTCTTGAGGTCAGCTGCGGTCAGCTCGTAAGCATCTGCGGAGCCAGTATACCTGACGTTCACATTCGCCATTTTCATCACCTCCTTGAGATATGTTGGAATCGACTGAAGCGGGAGATAGTGCCCGTCTCAGGATCGATAGGTAGATCAGGGCTGGTCTCGAACCATTCATAGGCGAAGAAACTGCCTGTGTTTGGCAAGGCCTCAAGAACGATCCGAGCCCTATGGAGAATGCTATCGATCCTTGTATAATCGCCAGGCACATCATGGGCCCAGATGTGAACGAACTCCTCTTCAGCTACCTTGACGAGTCGCTCTCGAGCCAAGCCCAGTCGGACCACAACAAACGGCGGTGTGGGTACTGATTCGTAGGTCGAGAAGATCTTGTCCGGACCCTCCAACAAGGCGTCAAGAGCCGAGTCATCTCTAAGAGCTTCGTACGTCTTTTGTCTCATAGGAGGGTGAACGCTCCTTGCAACTCCAGCATTACTTGAGGACCCATGACTTCGATGGTTGGTAAGATGATGGCGTAGAGACCGCTGTGCTTGATCTCCAGCCAAATACCATACTCAACCGTGTGGTACAGGATGATCGCGTGCCTCAGACCACCCAGGTCGACTATAGCCGTTAGGCCTTCTCGAGCAGCTCCTGTCTGATCTTCCCAGGGTGCATTCTCCTGAGCGTAAGCCTGAACTTTCTCAGCCATGTGCTCAAGAATTTGATCTGTGACTACCAAGACACGAGCAGTGAAGACTGCCAAAGAGGGGTTTAGAGTATCATAGTACCAAATGAAGTCCCATCCCCCCTTGCCTCCACCTCTACCTGCTATTGAAGTGTTAGGCACGGGCGTCAGTCAGTACTAGGTTAGCCACCTTCCGATAAGCAGTACTGGAGATTTCTGTGATACTCCACTTCTGGCCCCCTGAAGTGAACCAATCTCCAACTCTCATGTTGGCATTGGCCTCACCTACCAGCTGATCTTTGGTGTTTACTAAGACAGCCTCAGGTCGAGCATTCACAGTTGTCTGTGGAAGGCCGGCGAAGATGATCCTAAGCTTCTGGGGACCAAGAGCTGTTTCGGAAGTAGTGTATCCCCCGCTGGGGCTCTTGGTCTTTGTAGTGCGAGTCAACACGACCTGAGAGGCATCAGCGTTGATGAAGCCTCTTGTCTGTGTCTTCTGCATCTTCAGTTCGGTCAGGTTCATCTTGTCTCATCAGGCCTGACGATGCTCTTGATCTTCACTCGACGACGATCTTCTGTAACTGGAGTCTCCACACTACCGCTAGAGTAGAATTTGTTCATCTCTAGGGCATGTCTATGCAAGTCGCTCATGGATCGACTAGTACCACTCTCGTTGGTGTTGACGAGTTTGGCAAACTGGCCGGCCAAGATGCGCCAACCCTCAGCTACTCCCTCATAGAGATCAGGAAATCTCTCCAAGATGTCGTCGATCTGCTCATCAGTGAAGTTGGTGTCATCCTCGTCACCTCCGACGGGGATCGACTCGCCCAACAATTCTCTGAGCCTCTCCCCGTCGGTGAGTGACATGGCTTACTCCTGAACTCGGTCGGCGTCTTCGAGGGTGTCCGAGTCATCTCGCTCGAGCCGAGCGATCCACTCCGACTTCCTCTTGCCTTCGGTTGACAGACCCCGCTTGCGCAGCTCAGCCTTGAGCTGCTTCTGGTCCATCTTGGAGTACTCTTCCTCATCGTCGAATGAGGGGTTGTCATCCTCCGCCCGGTTCGGGTTCTCCTCGTCTTCTGCTCGTCGACGTTCTAGCTCCTTCTCGAGCTCATCAGTCGACATGGATCGGACTGTACCGGTGTTGCCTCGATCCTTCATGGGGATCGTCTCGGTTGCCAGATGCTCCAGCAGGTAAGCAAACTCCTGCCGGAACTCCTCCGGGATCAACTGACGTTCCAGCAGATACCGAAGGTCATCATCTGACAGGGACTTCAGTTCGTCGAGGTCATTGACGTCGACGTCGATGGTCTTAGACATCACCCCTCCTTGTGGGGTAGTTGATAGTTCTGAATTAGCTTGTTATCAGCTAACTTCGAGCGATCGGTGTCGACGGTGGACTAGGCGTACTGGGTCGGAGGTGCGTAGGCACCGGCAGTGATCTTCATGACCACACCCGCACCTCGAGCTCGGACGCCGGTACCTAGGC